AACCGACTCAGAGCGCACCCCCTTTTAAAGAGACGTGCTATCCAAGTCTTCTTTAATTAAAGGATTCCCTTTCTTTCTCTATCACTTTCCCTCGGGCGACGTAGAGCGCACACGTCGCCCTCGGGACGGCCCGCGGGGGCAAGGGTAATATTATGCTTCGCTTTCCTTGCCCCCGCGAGCCGCCCCGGGCCGGCCGGCCGGTCCCGTCATTTAAAGGTTCCTCGGCCTTTTCGAGTGTTATATAAACGCGGCCCGGCCCGCGTAAGGGCAAAGGAAAGCGTTCCCGGTAGACTAAAAGAGAGAGCTGAGTAGCTTCCGCGACTAAGTACTCACTTCACTCATGTCTTCACAGAGCAACTCCACCGAAGCATCCCCAGCAAACTTCAGATTCAGAGCTCGTAGCGCATTTCTTACATATCCGAAGTGCACTCTGGAGCCTAGAGATGTTGTCGAACATCTCTATTCTAAATTCCGCAAGTACGGTCCGAAGTACTGCCTCGTCACTCGTGAGCATCACAGCGACGGTGATTACCATCTTCACTGTCTATTTCAGCTTGATAAGGCATTCAGTACCAATGATAGCAGTACTTTTAATATCCTTGATTATCATCCTAACATCCAAACTGCAAAATCTCCTACAAACGTCCGAGACTATTGTCTCAAAAATCCAGTCTCAAAGGCCGAGAGAGGAACCTTCATTCCTCTCAAAGGCAGGACTCCAAAGAACACTGAGTCCAAAGCAAAGGACTCAGTCATGCGCTCAATCATCAACACTTCAACTGACCGAGCCAGTTATCTCTCAATGGTCAGAAAAGCCTTCCCATTTGACTGGGCTACTAAACTCCAGCAGTTCGAATATTCCGCGTCAAAGCTCTTCCCTGACGTGATTCCGGAATACACAAGCCCTTTCCCTACAGAAAATCTCATGTGTAATGAGAGAATCACAGACTGGCTCGATAATACACTCTACCAGGTATCTCCTGCTGCATACTCTTCTTTACATCCGCAGGCTGACGCTTCGGGGGACCTAAACTGGTTGATGGATGCTAGTCTGCAGACCATCCAAGAACTAGGAAATCTGGGCTCTACATCTGCGGACCAAATCGTACCGGTAAGACATCTTGGGCCAGGAGTCTAGGTAAACATAACTACTGGCAGATGAACCTGGACTTCGCCAACTATAATAACGAAGCCCAGTATAATGTAATCGATGATATTCCGTTCAAGTTCTGTCCTTATTGGAAGGCCTTGGTTGGCTCTCAGCATGAATATACAGTCAACCCAAAGTACGGCAAGAAAAAACTCATCAAAGGAGGAATACCAAGTATCATCCTAGTTAACGAGGACGACGACTGGATGAGAGCCATGAACGACGGCCAGCGTTCGTATTTTGAAGGGAATATGTCGATATATTATATGTCGGAAGGAGAAAGCTTCATTAGAAATGAAGCTTTGTAATTTTCATAAATGTAATCTTTTTTTAATGTCATGTATCGCAGGGAACCGCACCGACTCGTCTTAAGCCTCGGCGGCGGTTCGAGTGTGCTGTTATGTAATCAAGCGTCATACTGACGCATTTTATTAAACACGTCTTATTCATTACAAGCCAGGAGTTCTTACATCACTGATTCCCGACTGATTTGAAATACACTCTTATACGCCCCCTAACTTCGTAACTCCAGGCATTGCCTCTAGCCATTACGATGTACAACGCACCCCTAGACACGTCTCCGATGTCACCCGTCGTTGTGTTCCTCCATTCCGTCCGAACACCTAGACGCTTCACGAACTTGTTGAACGCAATCATGTACTTGCAGGGCGCTGCAGGAGCCCGGCTGTAGTCGTTCGATCCCAGGTGACCATCCGACTGGAGCGTGAAGGTCCAGCGACGTTTAATCACAAACCGGTGCCCCATATCCCGGTTTACCTTCCATGTCGTCGGGTACTCCGTGAAGTTATCAACGAGGTCGAAGATAGTTCCCAGCCCCGGAATCGTACCGGTTGGTTGAGCGTCGTAGACCAACCAGCAGCAGTGGATAGCAGATCCTATCTCCTTGTATCTGTTTGTGTCTCTGACGCAGAACAGATCCAAGCCTACCTTGTACGTCACAGTCTCTCCTGTATGACGCTTATCTTCGTCGCTTCCCCTTGGGAAGCTAGTCAGGAGAGCTACGTACCCATTCGGACCAACGGTTATCGGAGAACCGTTGCTCGTCCAGGTGTACTGGATGAACTGAAGCGGAGGACGTCTGACTGCTCGTCCGCTTGAGCTCCTCGGTCCGTAATACCTTCGCTGGTATACGCTTCTGGAGCCTCCGGCTCCAGAGTCCGAACCCTTCTTCTTCTTAGCGGGAGGAGGCATAGCGTCCTCTCTGGACCGCTTCACGGCCGTCTTTTACGGCGGTGATCCTGGTTACCCAGGGACTCCGGGGGGGTACTGGGTGACTCCTCCGCCTACCGGATCCCTTCTCGGCGTCTGACCGAATCCTAGTTCGGTCGTAGTCTTGCTGCGTTTAGCCCGCAGAGTCAGAAGGCAGTCTTTCAGACAAAGCCTCCAAGCTCCGAACAGCAAAACAAGAGTTACCGTAGTTACGGTGAAAGCAAGAGCTAGCGCCCTCCACGCGGAATCGTTACCGATTCCGACGGATCCGGACTGCGTACCACCCTGATGCTGACTTGAGGTGTAATCACCCAAAGGGGTTGCCGGATTAGACAT